CCCACTTGAATATATTTTGTGTTGTTGCTAGAAAAAGTGCCAATAGGAACAGGGCCGCCGGTGGCATTTACAAAATAGCCAGTGGTTTCATTGGCCATTGTGGTGCTTTGATTCCAGGTAATATCAAGTACCGCCAAGTTTGGTCTTGGAAAATTTGCATAATAAAATTGTGTAAAACCGTTGGTGATCAACAGTGGTTGTATCTGGTTGGTGATTACGCTGGCAATGTCATTGCGATTCAACCACGAGAACACAAACGTGGGCAGTTGGTTTTCTTCCCACAGGGCACCGTCGGATCCAAAAATATTGGTTGAGCTGTATTTGCCTGTGTTGTCTACCAGGTCAAGATATCGACTGGTACCAATACTGGCACGGTTTAGTGCCTTGCTTTTGATAATTGAGTTGTACAAGGTAAACGGAAAGTTGTTGTAGTCTTCGCCGTTGACCATGCGGTTCTGTGTGTAGTATCTAGCAGGAGCACGTTGTTTGATTTCGTCCAGAGTTTCTCTGGCCTGTGCATTGCTGACAGGAGTGGTGATGCCACAGGTGAATGTGATTGTTTGCAACTGACCAGTTCTGCTGATGTAGCTGATTGGCAAGACCACACTTTGCATTTCTTCAGGATTGATAATGTATTGTAGGCCGTTGGACGCACGAACATAGGCTCGGAACAAGCCCACCGGGATAGCAGAAAATACACCATCGCCAAATGTCAACGTGATCTGATCGTTGGTTCTTGATGTTGTGGAAAACAATTTGCGTTGATCAGGTGTCAGTTGTTCTGCTGCCGCAGCAAAAACTGATTCTACATATTGCCATTGACCCACAACAGTGCCCACATTGTCCAACTGAAACACCCAGCGGTCTTCGTTGTTGACGCCTTCAATGTTGATGTTGACTGTGCGATTGCTGATTCGTTCTGCTAGATTGAAATCTTGACTTTGTAGTACGCCTTGTTTGAAATAAAAGAAATAGCCAGTGTTGGCTGCTGCAAATCCCAAGGAGTCACTGCGGAACAGGATATTGAAAATGCCATTGGCCACAGGAGCAGGTTCGTAGATGTAGTCTTGACCCACGGAGGTGGAATTCACTGCTTCAAACGGCATGTTGACGCCGTCCACAGTGGCATTGTATGGCAACACCGGCAAGAATCCTGGAACCAGGTTGATAGCATATTCAGATGTGTTTACACCCACAATGTCTTGACGATTGCCCGGGCGACCCACACGTTGAGTATCCACTAGAGCAGCGTTTAAAATGGCTGTGAATTGTTCTTCCCAGTTGAAATTGGTAGGATCGTTCCAGTTGATAGTGACGTTGGCCAGGTCAATTCCGTTGAAGTCTGTGACATTTTCAGTGGTTTGTACAGAAAATACTTTGAGGTAACCTTGAGCTGCTGTATTTCTTTTGGCAGTGTAGCTTACTAGGTTGGCCAAGCGTACCACAGAGTCTCTACGCTCTGCGGTGTCTATGTAATTTTCACGAGTATTAAGATCATTGCGGAAGGCCATTGCCTGGCCCATGAATGCAACAACGTCTAGTAATGCAATGAATTCTGAACTTTCAATATAGTCATTGAATGTTTCAGGATAATACTGTCGAAGATAATCTACAAAACTTTTTCGCAGAGTTTCAAAGTCATAGCTTTGAAAGTCAGCTTCTCTAAAGGTCTGATAGATGCGTTTCCAGTCTTCAACGCCAAATATAACTGTTTGTCTAGTGGTGCGTGCCATGATATTCCGTTAATATGTTATTTACCGATAAAGTAAACGGCTACTTTTATACGAACGAAGCTCTGCGCTGTTGTTGATCAAAAAATACACTCAGCAATTGTGCATCTGCACCAGCCACCAGTTGTATCTCCAGTTCAATCAACACACCGTTTTCCTGTGGGTACACTTGTACATCATTTAGATAAATTCTAGGATCGCCGCCGGCTACTCTTTGCACTTCACGCAGAATATTAGCCATGGTAGTTTGATCCTGGCTTTCAAACAAAAAACTCCAGAGTGTGGTTCCGTATGATGGACGGCCGGGTAGTTGACCTTGCCAGACATTGAATGCGTTCAGTAGGTCGCGCTTGATTAATTCGCCGTCTACCAGCGTGAATTTTTTGTATTGATTCTGTGTGTTAAATCCAATGAATGTGGCCATACAGATATTTAGCTGGTGCCTGAAGGTGCAAAATCTGGCACAGATATTTTGCTGTTGCCAATGACTTTTTTCACTGCTTCGTTCAAATTAGATCGATTCACAGTGTTGGTGAATCCTTTGGCTGCTTGTACCCCTGCTTCCAGTGGATTACCGCCGCCAGATATATCAGCATTTAAACCAGCAAATGCCTGTGCAAATTCTGCTGATTTGGCAAAGTTGTTCATTTGACTAATTAGTGCAGCTGGTGCACCGCCTGCTGCGCCAGCAAGTAATCCGCCAATTCCACTACCACTAACCAGTGATCCCAGTGACCCCAATGACGGTGCAGTTTTGAGCCATTCTGTTGCATTGCCCAGGCCAAACTTTGTGGAATTGTTCAACAACGGACCCAGCTGCGATGCTGCTTCTGTGCCGCTGATGGCTCCTACTTGTTTGAGTTGATCAAAATTTACATTCATTAGACCTTGCTGCACTGTGGTCTGCAGTCGTTCGTTGCCCAGCACCGAGGTTAAATCTGTGGCACCCGACTTGCCTGTCCAGCTGGTGGGACTTGACAATATGCTGGTAAATTTGCTGGGATCCAGATTGATCTGTTCAGCTAGTCCGGGTTTGATCAAGCCTGACAACTGCAACTGATCAGCATTGAGGCCAAACTTGCCAAGACCTTTGGTATTGGTAATTGCAGACGCAGCCTGGCCCACTGATGTACTGGTTTGTGCTATCAGTCCTTGTATTTGCGCAGGATTAATGGCGCCTATGTTTTGCTGGCTCACTGTTGTGCCAACAAAGTCACTAACTCCAATTGGATCGGGAATAGGCATTCCTCTTAGATCAGGAAGATTGATTGCGCTTCCCAGTTGTTGGGCCTGTGCAAATGATGCTGGTCCTATTTGAGCTATGGCTGCTGACAGGCCACCTGTGGCCTGGGTAACTGCATTGACCAAGCCACCTACCGGTATTCCTGTTAGCCCACCAGTGTTGATCTGTTGATCAAATATTGCTCTCGCTTGTTCCACAGTGGCACCTGATGGTCCTTCCACCTCATACACTTCGCCGCCTGGTCCTGTAAATGAAAATTTACTCATGATTTTCTACTTATGCCCCAGCTGGAAGGAACTGGCTCAGCATCTGGTGGAGGAGTGGGCGTTCCTTCTGTAAGACTTACACTGGACTCTACACCTTGGTTATGATACGGATACGGCTCGTGAGTTGGTGCTCTTGTGACAATACTCTCTAGTGAATTGGGCTTCACTTGCCAACCTGTAGAGTTGTCAAATGTAGTGTCGTCCAGAGTTGTTTTAGGATACAGTTTGGGAACTTTGACATCTGTTGCGCTGCCGCCGTTGAGATCAATCCTGCTGGCCTTGAATTTCAATGCTGACCCACCGTCCCAGGATCCACTTTGACTTTTTAATGCTAGACTACCGTCACTTCGAATGCCAATTGGCGCTTGGCTGTAAATGGTCATGGCACCTTGACTGGCCATGTTCATGGTAGTCACAGCACCAATGTTAGTGGCTGCATTTGATTTCATGTTGATGTTGCCACCAGCAAACATATTGATGTCTTTGTCAGCATGTAAATTGATAGTTCCGTTGGTTCTTACGTTTACACTGTTGGTTGAAAACACATCTACTGTGCCTTCGGATCCCAGTTCAATCCAGGTTTGCCCATTGGAATGAATGAACTGAAAAAAGTTTTCTGAATCATTCATCATGATCTGATGACCCTTGGCAGTTCGTAATCTAAGCAAGGCATTGTTGCCGTCTAGATCGCCATCGTCCATGACCAGTGTGTGCCCGCCTTTGCGGCCTATCACTTTGACATCCTGCGGCTTCAGTTCACCAGAATTCAATTTCTGGCGTATGGTGTTGGGATCTGCACCATTTTGATAGATAGGTTGACCTGGTGTACTGATGCCATACACTGTGCTGGGGCTTTCTCGTTGTGCATTTGAAATGATAGGACCGCGTTCAGGATCTTTGTCCAGTCCTTGTTGAAAAAATATAGCTGCTTGAAAGCTATGCACAGGCTTGGGCTGTTCAAAGAATCGTGGATTTTTGTTAATCTCTTTGTTGGCCGAGTTGATTTCGGTAACAGGCAACTGAGGTGCGCTGGCAAAATATTCTGCTTGTGACTTGTTCTGAGTAACATACTGGCCTTCCTTTGCAGCACCAATAGCCGGCAACATATGATTCAAGCTGTCTTCAATTATTGATCCAATATAGTAACCTTTGTCAGGATCACCTTCAACAAAGAAACACATAACAGATGTGCCAATATCTGGTGGAGTAAACCACATGCCGTAACTTTGTTGATTTCCTGGGTATGTGCCCACACCTGCACTGGTGCTGGTTTTTTCCGTGGCTCCATAAAACGGTGACAAGTATCTTACCCAACGCCATGTTTCGGGATTAGTGGCGGGTCGGCCAGTAGCAAACTGTTCAATGAAAACCTGCACACGGCCAGTTCGTGTGAGATCTACTGTGTTTACAATACGGCCAACAAATGGCCCCATTTCTGCAGGTGTGCCACCGCGCCCAAATTTATAATTGGGTGAGCTGCCTGACGGTTGGGTATTATTTTCTGCCATATGTGTCCTTTAGGTTCCTTGATCGTCGTTTACTATACCTTGAGCAGGGTTTGGATCAGGAGCCGGTGATAAATCCAATCCATCAAACCCAGCGGTGGGATTTCCTCGTAGGGTAGGCGGCGGTTGAAATTCTGTAGTTGGAATATCTGCACCATCTACACTGGCCGGTTTTGCCGGTAACGGTTGTGCTCCAGATATTGATGTGATGGAAACTGGAGTAGCTGCAGGTGCTTTGTATTCATCAGTTACTGGTTGTGCCGATGCTGCGCCGGCTTGCAATGCTGTTGAAGTTGATTGTATTATTTGATTAGTACCATTGTTGGCAGTTCCAACACTTGAGATTTTTGCTGTGGTTGTTGCTGCATTGGTATTTCTTCCTGCATCCGTTGTTTTGGTAGGAGCTGTCTGCAAATTCCAAACACCTTCAAGTTCCTGAGTAAATTTTCCACTACGGAATATGCTCTTGCAAGAGGTAGCAATGTATGACACCGCTTCCTGTGCAAGTCCAGCTTTGCCTTGGTACCGATCTGCAAAATAGTTGTTTTTTCCTGTGTCCATGATTCCGGTGTTGAGATCATAATCTCTGGGTCGATTCCATGCAAATTCAAAGTAGGCGCCTGATGCACTTACATTTATGGTGCCATCGGTTTCAAATGGCGCCGTGACAAACTTGCCGGGCTGTATTGCTTTTGGGGATGGGATCCAGGCCGGGTCGCCTATGATTTCCATTCTAATTTTGGCATAATCGGCTGAATACAAGTAGTCGGCTGCATTTGCACCGGGCTCAAATGTTTTGCCGTCGCCGCCTTGTCGTGCTTGACCGCTGGCTGGCATGACTCGTTTCTTCCAGAGCTCTCGGCTGTTTAGTCCTTGTTGTAATGCCTGTGTGCCTGTGCTTTTTGCTGCATCACTAGTTATGGCCTGTGTCCATAGTTTGTCAAACACTTGTTCATACTTCAAGATCTGTGTATTTTGGCCAGTAAACCAGTAGTTAAAAACTTTATGTACACCACGGGTAGCACCACTGTCAAAATATTCACTAACCACTGGTGTCTGATACGGTGCTATGGTATAAATCATTTTGTACGCAAAATCATTTTGTGTCTCATCGTATTGCAATTGTTGTGCTTCACAACTGATATCAAACCAGGCGAATCTCTGCGGCGATGGACCATTATTTTCCCAGCTATCAGTGTCTGGATTCCAGATAACTTTTTGTTGTGCAGTAATATAACTACTACTGCGTAATACTGTGTCAATAAATTGCACAATCTGTTGTCCTGCTGTGGCTGACTTCTGTCGCACAGTTGGACTCATACTTTGTTTTTCACTCAGCAGTTGATCAGCTGCTGTTGCTGTGACTGACCCACCTGCCATACTTTTGTCCAGTGGGCCCGGAGGAACAATGCTGGCGTTTTCTAATATGGAATCAGCAAATTTAATTTCATAAACATCTGGTATGCCCCCCCTTTTTTTAGCCACCTCTGCATAGTAGGCATTTAACGCTGCACACAGGCCGCTGCCAAGTGTGGTAGCACCTGGTTTAGGCGCTGCGTCTGCAGTTGGTGGAGCGCCAACGCCGCCCACAGCATTTTCGCCCGGCTTAGTTTGTGGAGCATTATCAGTTGATGATGTTGTGCGAGGGATTGCAGTAGCCATATTATTGTCCAGAATCTAAAAGTGCTTGTGCTCGTTGTGCAGGATCCTGCACAGTGTTGCTGCCCGGTGGCGATGATTGTATAGGCACACCGTTTCTGGTTTCGTCCCCTGCGGCCTGACTGGCTGTTTGTTGAACCACAGTGCCAACCAATATGTCCTTGACTGTGCTTCCTTGGAACTGAAAATTCTGCGGTATGCTACCACGATTGGTGCTGAAGCCAGTGATAGTACCAGGGCTTGCCCCTTTGATTGTGTATTCAACCAACTTGTTTGCCACTCTCCAGTCAATGGCAGTAATAATAAAAGGTATAAATTTTTCAATTGCTGCACGATTGTCTGTGCTGCCGGTTCTTCGTGCAATAGGTTGCACAAGATTGCCATTGATATCGTAGCCATAAAATCTTATTACCATGCAATACTGTGCCGCAGCATAGTTTACAGGTGTGCCCGGCTTGGTTACATTTTTGGTTTCGTACAAATCTTTAACAGCATTCAACAAGTTGCTCAACAGTGTGATTCCATTTGGTTCAGTCACTGTAAAACTTACATCTTTGAACTGGGCAGCACCGCCAGTGCCGGGGGTACTACTGTACGTGGTGTTGAGTTCAAAGTTATCAAGATAAAAGTCCAGTGGAAAAAACGGGCTACGGCCAGTGCCCACATTGGCTGCACTAGTAGGTGTTTGTGTAGAAACATCAGCACCACCACTTTGCACCAGTAGATAGTATCCATTTAATGTTTTCTGTGAAGATTTCATCAATTTTTTGTATGTTTCAGGATCCATCACATACCAACTCAGACTATAGGTATAGCTGGCATACTGATCTAGTACATTATCCTGTGCCACAATGGCATTGGAGGCACCGCCATACAATTCGTCCAGTCTATTACGAACCGCTGCGGTGCCGTTGACACCAGCAGCATCATCACTGCGAGCTCCTACCCCGCCTTGTTTAGCGTTGTTTACAGGAGTGGCTCCGGGTACAGCTCCTGAACCTTGCAGCTGATTGAATTCTGCTCGCTGCGGAGGATCCAGAAATGTAGAAGATGGCGGAGATGGCAACGGACCGGCAGCCGGAGGGCTAGATGTGGCTTGACTATTGTTGTATGTAATAGTGGCGGCATCAGTTCCAGAATCAACATCTCCTGTTTCTGTGGTTGGTGGTGGGTCAGCATTGGTTGGCCCTGCTGTGGATTTTTCAACTATTCTGCCATCAAACGTTTCGACCTGCTGAGGAGGAACAGGATTGCTTGGACTGGCGCCGTCGTCCCGTGCAGTTTGTGCGGCTCCAGTAGTATCGGCTGAACTGGCAACGGCTGCCAACTGATTTTGTTGAGCCCTTGCCAGTTCTGCTTGCAAGGCCGCAAGCGTTTGACGTTGTCGAGTCAAATTACTCTGAACTGTGGCTCGTTGTAATGGCGTGAGATTTGGATCTTGTAATCTTTCTTCAAACTCACGTATGATGTCTTGAGAGTTTGCAATATCCAATTCAAGACGGCGAATTTCGCTTTGAGCAAATGATGACATTGATTAGAATCCTAACACGTTGCGTAATGTGGTAATTTTTGGCAGATAAATTTGTACGCCGGCCTTGAAGTCCAAGGGAGGTGCAGTCAGAGTATTGGGATTGCGTTGATAAAACACCCACCACAACTCTGCTGTGTCGTACAAGTCAAATGCCAGGAGATCAGGTCTATACTGATACGTGGTGTTGATCAGCATGATACGATCATCAGTTTCTTTGGGAATAGGACGATTGGTCATGGTGTCTAGAAAAAACTGACTATAGCCAGTGGCGTAGTATGCGCTGGTTGAATCATAAGTGGCCATTACCAGAACCCTCCTTTGAGTAGATCACCGTTGGCAAATCCCTTGACACTGAACTGTTGGCTGACCTGGGATCTAGTTTGCATGGGCAACAATATCAGGCTGATTTCAATTTTTGTGGGCACATAGGTTGGTTCATTTTTTCCCAGGGTAGGCGGCGCTGGTGGACTAGATACAGCCCCTTTGAGTATGCCTTGGCTGGAGAAAAGATTTGCCAGTCGATTGACTGCACTGGAGATGGGATTTGTGGGCAGGTCTTGGCGGACTCTGCGTGACAGCAGATTGGTTCCATTGATGTTGACACTTGTAGCACGTATGTAATCAACGTCAGCCGGCAGAGCGTATGAGAAACTGCTGACCACACAAGGGTGCGCCGAGAACTGATACTGCCCTAGTCCTGTCAAGAACACCAGAGGA